GTGGGCAAAAAGATGATGGGATCACTAAAAAAACAAGGGCTTAAACTTTCTAAGGAGAGTAACGTATCCGATATTGTGGATGAGTTTATGCGATATAGCGGGATACGAGGGCTGAGCAGTTTCACTTTAAAGAATTACCGAAATACGCTGCGGAAATTTTTTGCGGAGTACATCGGGGTGCTGAATGATCCGGTTGCATTAAGACGGCATATTCTGGTTCTGTTGGCTGGCAGCGGAGATGAATACCACAACAAACGGCTTAGCGTCTATAGGCTGTTCTTCGATTTTTGTGTTGAGCGTGGCCTGCTAGAAAAGAACCCAGCTGTCGGATTAAAGTTCCGGCGGCATACCGTTAGGGTTGTAGACCATGCCGATGAAACGATCCAGAAGCTGCTGCGAATTATTAATAAGGATACGTTTTCGGGGCTGAGGGATTATGCATTTGCTATTCTAATTTTGGATACCGGCATCAGACCGAGTGAGGCTCTGCAAGTAACGCCGGACGACATTGATTTTGTCCGCAAGCGCATTCACGTGCGACCGGAAGTTTCTAAAACGCGCGAAGAACGGTTTTTGCCGATATCTGTGCAAGTAATACACATTCTCGAGAAATTGATGCATATCCGGCCCGATGAATGGAGTGCGGATACTCCGGTATTGAGCACGTACGAAGGTGGGGAAATGCCGACCGCCGCCATACGAGATCGATTCAGACAGTACAGTTTGCGGACGGGGACAAGTGTGACCCCCTACCATTTAAGACATACTTTTGCCGTCAACTTCATCCGCAACGGCGGCGATCCATTTACATTACAGTACCTGATGGGCCACAAGAAGATGGAAATGACTAGAGTATATGTCCATTTGAATGAAAAGGATATTGCAGACAAACATGCGGCAGCATCGCCGCTGCGAAACTATACGGGCGGCAAGCGAGTAGTAAACGTCAAGAAGAAATAATCGACTGAGCAGGCAGAGATGCCTGCTTTATTTTTTACCTTTTCGTATTCTTGTTGATATAGGTAAAGTATGGAGGGGCTACGGTGCTGTTAAACAAAAAATGAAACTGTCAGGCGACGGGCAAAAGAGGCGCGAAGCTAGTCGTAGCAAGGTTTATAACAGATCGTTATAACTAAAAAAGGAGATGCTTAACTATGATTATTGCTATTAACCCCGGCCACTATGCTGGCTCTGAAAATTATGATTCTGGTGCGGTGAATGAAGCGCTGGGGCTGCGAGAAGTCGACATCAATATCGCGGTCGCCCAAAAGCTGCAGACGATGCTGGAAGATGCCGGGTACGAAACCATTTATATTCATGCCGGCGAATTGTACGAGATTACGGATGCATCCAATAATGCTGGCGCCGATTTGTTCGTTAGCATCCATTGTAACAGCGCAGGATCGTCACAGCCTGTCGGCACGGAAACGTTTTACTGTCAGGGAAGCTGCCATGGCCAATCGTTTGCTACGTGCATTCAGGAAGAAATGGTTAATCTCGGTTTGACCGACCGCGGCATCAAATGTAACGGGCTGTACGTGACCCGGCATACAGATGCGGTGGCCGTACTGGTCGAGTTAGGATTTTTGTCAAACATGGATGAGGGCGCCTTACTGGGCACGGAAGATTTTCAACAAGCCGCCGCAGAAGCGATTTACAGAGGGGTTTGCCAGTATGTTGGATGAATTCCTTATTGGCAGGCCTGCCGTTTCATACACGCAATCCTGTGAGGTGTGGCTGCGTGATAATATGATTGTAACTCCTGACCGAAAAGGCCGGGAGTATTTTTTTCGGGGCGGGGTTGACAGATTTATTTTTGGGTGATACGATAGTCACCGTTGAACCGATTAGGCCGTGATGGCCTCCGATCGGCGGACAATTCACTGGCAACAGGATTAGCGATTAGAGCGTGATTTGCGGCTGAACCACCCGATGATAAGGGCTGGCGCGACCGTAATGCGCGGCGAAAGCTGAGCCGAAGCCGACAATGTAAACCGTGCTGAAAATGCAGCACCCACTTACGATAACGCAGGATGCCCATAGCGGCCCTGCACCAAGCAAAATGCATACAGATTCATTCTGGCCCCGAATAAGGGCGCCAGGGCGTCTCGTGTGTTGCTTGGATTATCGTGAGTGGGTGCTTTTTGCTTTTGGCTATTTTAATGCTTTGACAATTTGTTGCGCTACGAATAATTGTTCGATGGAGTCTTCAATAGTTTGTTGAAAGAAAGTCCGTAAGAAGTCGTTCAATGTGCTTTGGTCTTTTAGTTTTTCTGCACAATGATGGCAGATACTTAATGAACCGACTATATCGCCGCTGTCTTGATCTATTACATCAAGGACAGCCTCTCCCTTGTGATTTTCGCCACCAAAGACTTGATAGCATGCATAGTCTTCGAGATCCATGTCTTGTGTGTCATCTGGTCCGTAACTTGTAGCGGTTGCTAGATTCATATAAATTACCTCCTTTTTCTTAGTTTATTGTAAGGGAATACAACGTCACTGTCTAGATTGTCGTCGAATTTGGCGAATGGTTATCTAGTGTACGAGGCCCAATATCGGCCAGCTGCCCCTGCGGGCCAGCTAACCTCTGCATGAGGCCGATGCAGGGGATGAGTTGACATGGGGAACGGTATCCATTTTATCTGGCCGCCGCCTCGCTGGACTCGCGGATAAACACCATGCCTGCATTAGTTTTCGGGGTGGTTAGCTATTAAACGATAAATTCACCATTAACAGCTCAACACTTCTGCCCGAACTTCGACTGAAACATGGACGGCTGCACCCGCCATTACTCCACCGGCTCGAATATCGATTAAACTTCTCCCGCGGCCCCGACCTGAACTGCGAACTCTTATCTTAAATGACTACTAAGAAGGATTATTCGCGGACATAACAGCAGAAACTCAGTAACTAAGCGGTATCAAGGCCATTTTTAACCCCTACTAAAAAGTAGATATCCGGTTATCTAAATCTACTAAAAAGTAGGTGCATACTTCTTGAAAAAAGCATTGACTTTGTGGGGCACAAAGTACTATAATAAGTTTGTGGGGTACGAAGATCGATGGAGGGGATAACATGGCACAAGGTAAGAAAGGCGCAGTCGAACAAGACATGATTATCAAATTTCGGATCAACAGCAAGCTGTATGCTGCGGCGCAGGAATTAGCCAAGCAACGAGGGACTAACTTCAGCAAAATGGTCAGAGATTATCTGCAGGCAGAGATTGATGCGGCTGCTAAAAACACTCCAGATAAATAAATTGAAGAAAATTATTGCTGCATATGTTACGTACCGATTGAAATTGCTAATTATGTTTATGTAGGCGATAACAAAAACAACTGGAGGAATGGATCATGATTAAGAAAGTCAACAACATCGAAGAGTACGAGAAAATTGGTTATGTTAGCAGCAGGCCCAAAGAAGACATCACGGTAGGCACCGAAACCTTTGAACGCGCTGGTCGTGGCTACGAGAAGTCATTCTGGAAAAGGGGACGCTACATTATCAATAGCGGAACAAGCTTTATTAAGGTATACTGCCCAAGCGACAGCAATAAGTGCCCAAGCTTGCGCGATGCGCTCGTAGATAATGCCAAGGACATCGGACAAATGATGATGATTATCTGGGACATGGATAAAAACAACATGGTGATGTACAAAGACAAGCATGCCCACAAAGGTGTGCCGGCAGACAAAAAGCTGCTCTACAGCATGATTAGCGACAACGACGAAGTTGCTAGACGCTTCGTTAAGCGCATGATTGACAAAGGCATCATCAAAGAAGCTAGGATTGACAGTTACTCCCGCTACTATATCAACCCAATTTACACGATGACCGACAGCGGCATTACCCTGGACCTGTACAAATTGTTTAAGGAGATTATCGATCCGTACTTGACCGACAAAGCGAAAGAAGATTTGGCTACACTGATTTACTACGAGAATAATCCTTCGGAGATTGCAAGGCTACGGGCCGAACACGCTCAGCAACAAGAGGCGGCGGCAGACAAGATGATCGAAGATCTTATTGCACCTGTACAAACAACGAAAGCGCCCAATATCAAACCAGGGACAGCTGTCATAGACTTGCTGCTTGAAGGATACACGTGGGAAGAGGCCAGCGCACTTTGTCCGGGTAGCTTTGATGATATTGCCCCACTCAACGATGCCTGGATGCCGACAAAAAAAGAAGCTGTCATAACGCCAGCAAGCGTCATAACAGCCCAAAACTAAAACAACCAACGATAAGATTATATCATAAGATACAGAGGTCGGCACACCGGCCCAAAGATAAAACGGAATGGGCTCACCTGCTCGTGTCATTCACACTTGCGGAAGAGCCCGCCGCAAAAATGTTGAAGAAAAATTTTACGCAAATGTGTAATGCTAAAACAATATATGTATATGTAACACCAATCAACGAACCAACAAAAGGAGAGATTTGATTATGGCAATCATGACAGCAGGACAAACCAATACTTATAAGGCGATCAGGGCTCTACAAGCAGGACAGCTTGATAAGGCAAATGAATACGCGCAGATAGCATTGGCGTTAGAGGCGGACGAAATCGACATGAGATCCCGGGCATTGGCAGCCGCCGTGCTGATGGTGGAAACCGAAGCAGATGCGGAAACACTGAAGACCATGGCGGTGTACAATGATATGGTTGCGCTCATCAACGAGGTGGAGGAACAACAACCACCGGGGCGCTGTTTGATCGAGATGCACAATGAGTTATTTTGTGAAGAGACCGGATACAGACAAATTGCAGCGCTCGAAAATGCAATAAAAGAGATCGCGCAAACCATTGAAAGTACAAACAGAATGACGCCACTTGTAAAAGCCAACATAGCGGAAATGATTTACAAGATGATTGACGGCCATGATTCCCATGTGGTGCGTCTAGCGGCGACAGAACTCCTAGGAGTATTGAGTTGTCGCAAACAAGACAGAGATGATTTTGCATTTCTGTTGCGCTGTGACAATAAGTCCTATCTAGGCTATCATATCCCACGCGCAAACGAAAATAGCAATGCGAATAATATCAATGTGTACAAAACAATCAATTTGGCGGTAGATACATATTTTACAGGTAACAATGACGAAGCGCGCAATATATGCAAAAGCATTGACTACAACACCAATCGCAATTTTGGCGATAGTGCTGCTTGCATGATTGCATATATCCCATTCCGATGGTTGGGGACGGGTGTAGCAGGCATGACCCCAAACACCAACTGGGTTAAAATAGCTGAGTTTCTTGCAGTCGAGGACTACCGCGAATACGGCAAGCAACTAATCGGTTAACCCGACGGGGCTCTCTGCTCTTGTTGACCACACTTTCAGCGGAGCCGCCAAAAAACTGAATATCACCACTTACGCTTAAGATAAAAATGAAAACCGAGGACATGGTTATGATACCGTGTCCTTTTTTATTTTGTCCAACCGTTGGACTTTTTGAATTAGTCCAGAAGCTGGACTTTTTGGCAAAAATATTTTTAGGGCGACTGAATATAGCTAGCAAAACGAGTAATTATGATTATGTAAGCAGATAAAAAAGGAGACGATTAATTATGGAAAAGACAATGATTACCCGTATTATGGAAGACGCAGCAAAGATGGAGGCTGCCAACGATTTGATGACAGAGGCGCTGATTGCGCTGGAGGCACAAGACTACTTGGAGGCATATGAAAAGGCAGAGGATGTCCTGGATATCTCCGACAACTGCGAAAAACGTCTGGCCGCTCTCTACGTGCAAGAATTAGCTGTCCGAGAAGATGGGCGCATCGCCCAACGAATCCTAGAGATTGCTTATGACACTGACCGGCGCGATGACATCATTGAACGTAACAATGCTGCGCACGCTGAGTTGCATAAGACGGTCAATGACTTTGTTGCCAGCCTGCAGCGCATCCGGGCCAAGATAATTTAGGAGGTGAGGACCATGACATACAGTCTGCGCTTATTTAATGATATCAAAGTCTTTTTGAAAAAGGCCATCAAACCTTGGCGTGACGAGATCTACAAGCGCCAGAGTGGCCGCTGCCGCATATCCAACCAATACCGCAATGTCGATATCCATCACGTCTCAAAATCCTTTAGCTGCATCGTGGGGGAGACCTTTGCCATCACCGGCATCCAGTATCGCCCTAGTACCAATGATTACTCAGCCGCCGAACTCAATCTGCTCGCAGCTACCATCTTGGCCTTGCATAAAAACGTACAGGCCACGCTGGTCGCCCGCAGGTTGCACGCCGAATACCATAGGCAGTACGGCAATGACTGCACAGCTGATAATTGGCGCGAGTTTAAGTCGCAATACAAGCCGCGCCGAAGAAATAATATCAAAAAAATTGCATAGCGATTGTGTAATAGCCCCTTTGTACAAGTAATACATCTTACGTGAGACAAATTGCTAATATAAAGGGGTTTTGATCATGGCATACACAGCGAAGGACAACGCTTGGGAAGAGTCGCAAACAAAAGCCAAAGTAGCAGAAGAGATTGCGATGCAGATACTGCACGCAGACGGCTGGGATCATGTACTCGACAAGCGGGATGACTATATATTCCAAAAAATGGACGTTGATTTTTTGACCCTTAGCCGCAAACGGGTAAGCCAATTTGTTGAAGTCAAATCGGATGATTGCGCGAAGAACAATAATTATTGCCTCGAGGTTGTATCCAATACTGACACGGGCACACCTGGCTGGGGACTGACAACCAAGGCCGATCAGATATGGATCTACCGCTCCGCATTCGGAACCATCGACTTGCTGGATGGCCCCAAAACCGTAGCTTGGCTAAAGGCTAATCATGATCGCCAAAAGAACGGTCGCGATGAGTTTTTTGCGCTCCGAAACGGGACGAAGAAAAAATACGGCAACGGCACACTGTACCCATCACTCTGCCGGCTCGTCAATCGAGACCTGTTTGCAAAAGAGGTCGGCATCATACGCCGGATAAACGTCAGGGATTACCTGACGCAAGCATCTTAGCAAGCCGGAGGATGATAACCATGTTAACAGCACAACAGCAAGATATGGCTGACCAACACTACCGATTCGCGATTTGGCTGGCCGCAAAATGGTCGAAAATCCAAGATACAGTCCCGCGTGAAGAATTGGAGGGCATCGCCTTAATCGAATTGTGCAACGCTGCTGCAGCTTACGATCCAAGCCGCGGCAGCAGCTTTACTCATTTTGCGAAGCATCATATCAATCAAATTCTGGCGCGCACAATTAAAGAGACACGGCGCCACAACCGAATCGAAGATCAGGCGGTCCGGAAAGAAGAAATGACTATCAAGCGTAAAAACGCCGAGTACAACGTCGAAAATAAAGCGCTCGGATCGGAGCTGCAAGATGCTCTTGATCAACTGTCGCCGGAACATCGCGAAATCCTTGAGGAATGTTATATCGACAAGCTAAGTTACAAAGAAATTGCCTTTAAGCACGGACTGACGGTTAACCAAGTCAAATTCATCTTGCGCTGCGCCAAACAGCAGGTGCGCCAGAAAATTGCATAGCGTTTTACCAAAATGCCCAGTTGTTGATATAGCTATTAGTGAGATCAACACTAGGCATTTTATTTTATTAACGATGGAGGACGATACGATATGGCATATATTCATTTGTTTGACGGCGCAACCCAGATCAGCGAGGGCACGGGGCTTGCACCAGTTACTTTCGGCCCGCTGAACGCATCAGAGAACGAAGTGAGCGCGGCCAAGGCATTGACAATCAAAACCGAGGCTAATTACGTGACGTATGGCAGCACTGTGGTGGAATTTACTGGCGGGGCGACAGCCTCGAAGTTTTCGGTGTGCGCCACGGCGGACGGCACGTACGGCCCGACGCTGACGATTACCGACCCGATCACCGAAGCCGGCACGACGATTTACATACGTTGCCAGGCAACAGATGACGAATCGCCCGTTAACGACACGACGGTCGACATCAAAATCAGCGCCACGGTGGCAGTTGTCTAATTGGCTCATTACAAGGGGGAGGGGGTAAAACTCCTCTCCTTTTTGCATATCGGAGGTGAAACCCCTTGATTATCGACTTAGCTGCGCCGCCCAAGATTCGGCGTGAACCATACCTGGAGTACGAATTTGTCGCCGACTTAGACGATGGAGGCGCCAAAATACTGTTTAATGACCCCACGCTGTCGTACAACCATCTGGTAGCCCTAGAGATCGGAGATAAGCTATTACGCTTCCAATTGGTTGGGGCGCAGCCTACAACCACCATACCTGGCGACGATTACTTGATATATCCTTCGGTCCTTCCGAATATCGATTTGTGCTATGACCTTTATGCCGGCCGCTTAAAAGAGACTTTGGTTATTAACAGCGCCCAGGCGCAGCACGAATTCAGCTTCGATCTCGAAACCAACGGCGTGACGGCAAGCTTGCAGCCGGACAACTCGATTGTCTACAAGGACGCCGCGGATAATGTTGTTTGGACCATCAATGCGCCATTCTCCGTCGATGCTAACGGAGCCACAGTCGAAACTTACCTGCAGTTTAGCGACGGCCAATACATTGTCGGCGTTTCTCCGGCAACTGACGCCGCTTACCCGATCAGGGTTGATCCGACAGTGACGCTACCATCAGCCTATATCTGGAATGCGCAAGGCAATACTGTCACAGTCACGCTTGCCCCATATCGTTTAGCGGTCGGGCGCGCAGATGGGTCACGACCAATCCCCTCTTTGACGGTTTATAACCAGCGCAAATATGGGTCGACCTATTACACCGCAACCAACACCACAAACGCATCTACCAAATATCAATTTTTTGACAAGGATAACGTAGCGGTGTCCGAACAGTTTGATTTTGCAGTGGATTCTGTCACCTATATAGGTTCTATCTCTGTTCCGTCAAACGCCTACACAATTGAATTTGTCGGCGTAGCAAACGGCAGTGCTTCATTCCCTGTTACCAATATCCTGCAACTAAAAACAGCTGAATGCGCCGCCAACGCATCCCATTGGGATTTCACCCAAAAGGTGCTGCCGTATTACACGGATACAGCGGTCCACTACAGTGTCCCCAAAGCATCGTTCAACAGCTCCACTAGCGGACAAGCAGTATCGGAAACCTATGATGCGCCGTTTGGTACGACTTTTACGGCAGGGTCTATTTCCGTATCCAGCGAGAGATCTCCTTATAGCTACATCAAAGACTGCTACGTTGACCTATATACCACCGATGGTACGCTATACGGCAGCACCAGTATTCCGTATCCATCAACAGCACCCGGCTCTGGCTATAATACCCGAGGAACGACAGTGACAGTGCCGGCAGGCATTGCCCGAATCACTCTTCGCGGCACAAAGTACACGGCTAGCACAGCAATTTATTGGCCAACTGTATATTTTAACGTAGGGACTTCCGTGCCGGAATATGGCACGGCCAAGTACGCATTAACGCTGACCAGCGATGTGCAAGACATTCCTATTTCGCCCGGATTCGTAAATTTGCATCCGGCCAATCCATTTAAAACCTACGTCTGTTATGGAGCCGATGTGCCGGGGAACTATGTTGAGTCATCTACAGTTACGGGCGTAACAGGGGCTGTCGCAAACATAAAAGTCTCTCTAACAGCAAATGAAACCGCGCGGCCAACAACTGCGATTAGCAACATCTGTTTGGCTTCGTCGCCTTATACCTCCGCCAATCTCACCGTCGATTCCAAGCGCTGCATAGCCCAAACCATTAATCTTAACAGCGACACAGTCCGGTCTCTTTTGGCTTCGGCAAATTCCCAAGCCGATACTTCCCGCAGCACCGTTTCTGGCCAAACAGCCTATGCAGACAGCATGAGACAAACCCTAGCTGACACTACCGCTTTTGCCGACACCAAACGCCAAGTGTCCTTACTTCATTCAGCAAATGCGCTTATAGACGCCCTGCGCAAAGTTATTAAAAGTTCGGAACTCATAACGGACACGAAACGGGCGACCGCAAAATATGACTCCGTGACTTCCGATACTCTGCGCAAAACATTAGCAGCTGTCGCCAACCAGTTTGATATTTCGAGGAATACATTGGCTGCCATTATTTTGTTTACTGACGCAAAAAGGTCGCTGGCCAAATCCGTTCTTGCTGCAGCCGATACCGCACGCGGATTATCCATTTCAGTTCTCGTCAACGCCGACACGAAGCGCGGCATCGGCGTAGCTTTATCCGGGTTAGTCACCGTGGATACCGTTCGCGCCGTAATCAAAAACATTTCCGGCAATTATGACAGCACCCGGCGCATTGCAGCGTTCCGCTCAGCTTCGGCAGATACCAAGAGGCGATTGGCCGCTCCAAATATCAGCACAAGCGATCTCACGCGTCGCATTGGAACCGCAGCACAAACAAACGCAGATACCGGCCGCAAAATAAATGCCGTAGTTATCAATCGTTTCGATTCTTCACGCAAACTGAAAGGCGTTGTCCATGCTGTTTATGATACGAAACGGGTATTCGGCACCCCTCTTATCCTCATATTCGATACGAAGCGCACAATCAAAAGCGGCATCTGGCCATATATCAAGAGGCACGAATTAAATATCCAAATCCAAAACCGGCGCATAACAATCTTGTCATTTACAGACTAACCAGGAGGTGACACCATGGCCTATATCGATTTTACTGAGAACTGCGCCATCCGGCGCGAACAATACGACCAATACGAGTTTCAAGCTGAACTCGGCGGCACCCTGGTACTGCTAAATGACAGCGCCGAAACCTATAACCATTTGGCCGCAATTAAAGTCGGGGACAAACTGCTCCGCTTCACGTTGGCTGAAGCAGCCCCGACCGGCACTATTCTCTTTAACGATAATATTTGCTACCAGGATGTGTTCCCGGACGTTAGCCTTTACTACACGACCGAACCGGGGCGCTTAAAAGAATATTTTTTGATTAATAGCCAAGACTGCCGGCAATCCTTCACTTTCCTTTTGGAACAAGAAGGCACCACAGCTACCCTAAAGGCAGACAACAGCATCGAGTTCCGTGATGCGGCTGACAATCTCGTTTGGACAATCGATGCGCCAACCGCAACGGATGCGGCCGGAAAAGATGTGCCGACCACTATAGCTTTTAATGGATCAAGTTATACCATCGGAATTACTCCGGACGCCAATACCCAATTCCCGGTTTGTTTGGATCCGACCGTTAATGTATCTAATACCGTTACGGCATGGTATCAAGGCCTCACGTATTCCACTGTCAATCTTGGGCCGAAACGGTATCAAGTGGGGCGCTTGGGATATACCGAACTCCTTACCAGCGTTGAGTTATTTAGCAACCGCCAATGGAAAGACATAGCCACAGCCGTCACCACAACTGTCTATGACAACAGTAGCCCTTACGTCAAAACATGGTATCAGTGGTATGACAAAAATAATGTTCCGCTTGCAGAAAAGGCCGATCTGGTGGTATCAAGTTCGACCAGAAAAGTTTTGCTGACCGTTCCGGCCGATGCTTACTGGCTGGAACTGACCGGCCAAGTTGCCGGTGTTGCCAGCACGATTCAGGCCTATAGCCAAACCTACCTTAATAGCCTGAATTACGATGATACAAAAACAAGCCAGTGGGAAATGGGCGACAACGTTAACTTTCCAGGTGGCCAGCGATCGTCGTCTATGAAATCTCACTTAGGTCCAATCCCGGCATCGGCAGACGGGACGCCTTTTACCCGCACCGTTTATGCTTACCCAGGACAATCATTTTATGCCGGGACGATATATATTTACGCTTATCGGGATTCGAACGGCTATATCGGCGACGCAACAATAAACGCATACAATGCTGCAGGAACTCTATTGTCGTCAGTGGCGGTCGATACCAGTACAAACGGGAAAAGCACCAGTTTCCCCGTTCCCGCCAGTACAGCTCGCATCGAGGCGTCCGGAACGTTCCGGTCTTTAACAGCCAACGCCAGTACGGCTTACATCGCATATAATCTGTTTTACTTGACGTCCCCATCTACAACGACCGTGCTTGTATTTCAAGCCGCAAGAGATTATTCTGGCGCCCGCTATGCGCCGGAGTTATCACCTGATATGGGCATTACGCCGCGATGTTTCGTTTCCATTAACAGCCAGACTGATTATGTCGAAACAAACAAAATTACCGCCAGCAAAGGCGATATGGTTTACATCAAACTTATGCGCCAATCCGGCGATGCGACTTCATATAAACTTCAATCAACTTGTCTTGTTTTGATCCCCGAATACTTTGAAGCCCTTATGAATGGCGACCTTGTCCGTAAACTCATATCATCTACAGCCAGCCTTGCCGACACAAACAGAAGGGCCGCGTGCAATGCTCTGACTAATGGTGATACTCTGCGCCAATCTGTCCGCGCTTTTATCATTAACAGCGATACCATTCGGCGCGTAACCAAAGGAGTACTCCAGGTTATCCCCGCCGATACGGCTCGGAAAATCACCAAACGTATTGCCGCTTATGCCGACACCAAACGTAAGGCGGCCGCAAATAATAACTTTGTTTCCGATACCAAACGGCGTATCAAAGCCGCCGTTAATACGCTTAGTGATTCCATCCGTTCTGTCTGCGCCAATACCCTAAGTTATTTTGATTCCAAGCGGATCGTCGCCATAGCCACATGGGAGTACCAAAAAGACTGCTCCATTCAAATCGACATCGAAGGCGACTCCCAAACAATGTCTCTTAACCAATCCATAAATGTCAGCGCAATTTTATCGCCATTTAAAAGCGACCAACTAACTACAGGAGGTGGCCCATTCATGCTTATCCAAGGTACCCACGCGGTCATCAACATCAACGTGTTCCAAACAGCCGAAGAAGCTTTCGATTTGACCGATTGCGCCGTAAAACTCATCATCACGGCAGCTGACACGAAAGCGAATTTCCTTGTTCCGGCCGCAATCTTAAACCCGATCGAAGGCAGAGCCTGCGCATACCTTGCACCGGAACACCTGCCAACAGGCGGCATGTACGAATACCAAGTCCAGGTCATCTTCCCCGACGGAACAGTATCCAAAACAGCAATCAGCGCCTTTTACGTCGCGGACTCGCTGCAGACTGCATAAGGGGGCGAAGCAATATGGGTAACAAACGATTCGATTGGGAAGCCCTCAAAGTTGATTTTATGCGCGGCGGTTATGCGAACCTAAAAGAGTTCGCCGACGCAAAGGGAATCAGTCATGGGACAATTAGAAACCGCTGTTCTGGCTGGATGGCCGAAAAAGCTAACTACAAAGAACGGGTAACAGACCTTGCCGTGTCTGGCACCTTGGCAATGGACGTTATGACCGTCACCGAACGCAATCTTTATCACGTCGAAGTGTGGGACAAGTTCTTGGCCATGGTTGTACGCTCATTCGAAAATGAGTACACCCTCTGCACGGTTGACGGCGTGGTACGTGTGGCCGCATTAGAACGCTTGGCCAATGTAATGGAGAAAATCCAGAAGTGCCAACGACTCGCATTAGGAATGGATAATCCCAACAAAGACAATAAAGGATTATTTGCCGAGTTTACTGCTGCTATTAATGCGGCTAGATCGGGATGTGATGCTGATGGCAATTCAATTCAGCCCGAAGCAGATTGATTTTCTCGTCAACAGCAATGCCCGAATCAACATAGCTGACGGGGCAGTGCGTTCAGGCAAAACCTTTATATTCAATGTAAGATGGCTCGATTATATTATGAATGGCCCGCCCGGCACTCTCTTGATGGCTGGCAAGACGATCCACTCACTCGAACGCAATGTGCTGACCGCCAGCATGGGATTGTTCGAAATCCTCGGCGAAGGCAATTACAAGTACAACCGTTCAACCGGCGAACTCCAGGTAGGCGATCGCAAGATTATCTGTATCGGCGCATCGAACAACGCTTCAGAAGGTCGTATACGCGGCATGACTTTGGCTGGCGCCTTATGTGACGAAGTAACCCTGTTCCCCCAAAACTTCGTTGAACAGCTTCTGGCGCGGTGTTCCGTCGCTGGCAGTAAGCTGTTTTGGAACTGCAACCCGGATTCCCCGGGGCACTATATCAAAACTGACTACCTCGACAATGAAGACATCAAAGACTTGGTTAAGTCATTTCACTTCCTGATGGATGATAACCCAGCCTTGTCGCCCGAATACGTTGCAGGATTGAAGCGCTCGACAAAAGGGGTTTTCTTTAAACGGAACATCCTCGGCCAATGGGCGCAAGCCGAAGGCGTTATTTACGACATGTTCGATACCGACAAGCATGTAGTTTCTGAGTTGCCAGCTTCCTTTGATAAATATTACGTGACGGCCGATTACGGCACCATGAATCCCTGTGCGTTTCTCTTATTCGGCGTGAAGGGTGACATGCATTATCTAATCAAAGAGTATTACTACGACGGCCGCAAACAAAAAAAGCAGCGTACTGACTCAGAATACGCTGACGACCTACAGGCCTTCATGGCCAATTACAAAGTCGCCGGACTCGCTGTCGATCCGTCAGCGGCTTCCTGGATTGTCGAATTACGCAAGAGAAAGCTATACATTACACCCGCAAAAAACAGCGTACTGGATGGCATCCGCACCACGTCCACCCAGATCGCTTTAAATAAGTTATTCGTCCATAAATCATGTAAGAATACAATAAGCGAGTTCCAATCGTACAGTTGGGACGAGAAAGCATCTAAGCAGGGTGAAGACAAGCCGATCAAAGAAAATGACCATGCAATGGATGCCCTGAGATATTTCTTCAACACCTTCGCGAATCGGCCGCAACTCCGCGCCATGAATAGAAGTGCATTTGGCTTTTAACATTCAACTCGGACAAGCAGAAATGCAGTAATACCAGCAGTTGTACACCGTTTTGGTTATCCAACATGGACAAAGTGTCCGAGTCGAAATCTGCTTCAAAATCATAAGGAGGAATTCTGTATGCTGAGTTTCACATTGCCTTCCGACCCAATTCAATTGATCAAAGACCTGATTGATTACCACAAACAGAACCTGCTGCCCAGATATGAAAAACTGCAAGCCTACTATATGGGCCAGCACGATATCACTAAACGCCGTACAGAAGACGGCAAGCCGAATAACAAAGTCGTGAATCCGTATCCGGATTTGATTATTTCGACCGTCGCCGGTTATATGCTTGGGCAGCCAGTCAAATACACATCCGAAGATGAAGCATATCTCCAAAACGTCCAGGATGTTCTTAGCTGCAATAATGAAGAGGATCACAACCTGGAAATCCTCAAGACATTTTCCGTGCAAGGGGAAGCGTTTGAGTTGGTATATTTGGATGAAAACGCCGACATTTGCTTTGCCCAGCTTCCGAATGAACAGACCATCGCCATTTATGATGATTTGATCAAACCACAATTGCAATTGGTGTTGCGCTACTACCCGATCGGCAGTCTAAAAAAAGATGTCGATCCACAATACAAAGTTGAGTTGTACTGGCCGGATCGCATTGATTACTACAGCCAAGCGGGCGGCAATTATGTCCTGGACGATTCTGTTACTCATTACTTCGGTCAAGTTCCTGTCGTGCATTACTTCAATAACAAAGAGTGTTCCGGCGATTTCGAGAAGATCTTGCCGCTGATCGATGATTACGACAAGATTCTCAGTGACAACTCAAACGAACTTGAATATTTCCGGAATGCCTACATGGTGATTAAAGGATTTGGCGAAATATCGGAAGACGATCTGCGCAAGATGCGAAAATCTGGTGCTTTCATGTTGCCTGGTACTGGAGACAACGAAGATATTTCATTCATCACCAAAGACATGGATGATGCGGCCGTTATGAGTCAGTTGGAAACACTTGAAGCCAATATCCATAAGTTCGCCAATGTGCCGAACCTGACAGATGAGAACTTTGCCAGCAACGCATCCGGTGTCGCTATTAAATACAAGCTGTGGGGCTTTGAACAACTGATCTGCGCGAAGGAACGCAAATTCAAGAACGCGCTAATAGCACGTTTGCGGCTTATCACGCTTGCCCTCAATCTGAAAGGCCACAGCTTCGATTGGCAGCAGATTAAGCCTACTTTAACGCGCAACCTGCCTGCGAACGTTCTGGAACAGTCTCAGATTGTCGCGAATCTGAAAGACCTTCTGGATATCATTCCGCTAGAAGAATTGTTTGCCCAGTTGCCGTTCATCAAAGATCCCCAGGCGGCCGCAAAAGAAGCGTACGACAAGCTGGCATCTAAACCCACGCTATCCCCTGCTGCGTAACAACTAACACAAAACGGTAGCCTATAGGTGCAATTTGGTAGTAAAAAATGCCTTCTGTTCTTAACAAACACATTTTGGTAGCCTGTATCAGTGGATTTAGCATGTTTCTGGCAGCTGCCGCTATTAAAATGGCTACCATTTTGTGTTCATACGACCATTTTGTGTTAGTAGACATGATGTGGTAAAAAAGGGGCTACCGTTTTGTGTTAGTTGGCTACCATTTTGCGTCAGATAACAAAAAAGTCCAGAAACTGGACTTTTTCAAATATGAATTTCCATTTGCCTTTTTATCTTTCGTCCATTGCCCTGCGAAGCGAGTCAATGAAGTCATCATCGTCTTCTTCCTCTGGAGAGATAACCAGTGGTGCACTATTAGCAGGTGTTCGGCGTGCCGGACTAGCCGGAGCAGTTGGAACAGGGGGCGACACGGCTTCTGAATGAGATTCTCCTGATAGGTTAGTTCCCATTATCAGTGATAGCATATGGTTTTGTATAGGCTGCCTCAAGGATTCGTAGGTAAGGCCAGTTGGAAGGGCAATAAGGTTGTTTTCTTCGAGAACGCGAATAGTGGCTTCGACTGCGGTCAATGCCCAACGCTGTGATTCTACATGGAGAGCCTGTATTCTATGCGAGATATCCTCCTCTCGTTGTGCTTGATCTTCTAGGATAGGCAGTATTGTCCGGTAACGCCTGGCGACTTCGCGCCAGCCATTGAACTCCTCTCCTCGTTCTAATTGGCGAACTTTTGTGTCACTTACATCCAAATACCTGGATACTAGACGTGTTGAGGCGTAGGTTCTTTCCTGTCTGCGTCGTTGTAAGTCGGCACCAATTTCTGCTATAGGTCTTGTTGCCATGTTGTAGCCACCTTTCTGTTTTAAATATGCAAACAGGCACTATTATATCACATCAGGCTCACCAGCATTTAAAGCAGGCTACCATTTTGCGTCAGATAAAAAAATCCTACCGTTGGACAGATTTGTTCATGAGTTCATGTGTAAATAGACCGATCCGATGCTAATACTGTTTATGAATAACGGATTAGGAGAGTGGTTAGATATGGTAAGACTAAAAATCACTGAGGTTTACGGCAAACGGGAAAGCAAAACACGCATTGGTTTCAGGAGCGGTAAGGTAGTCGCACTAACGTGTTGCGAGAACCCATGGCGCGAAATTGAGATTGCACCGACTGAACTAGAACGGATCAGTATTCACAATCAAGATGATGGCCACAGCTATCTCAGGGCGCGGGCTACGTTGTCTCTGACGCCGGAGTTGGAACCGATTTTCAATGAAATCTTTGCCAGCAAACTGATCCCGATGGATGAGATGTTTAACCTTAAAAGCAAAGGGTTTTTGGTCTATGGGACGATTTTGCCGGACGTGACACCAGAAGAGTTTATGACAACGGATTTTACTAACGGAATCGTCGTAAAGGGAGGATACAAGCATGAATAAGCAATACGAAGCAGCACATTTTAATCCAGTGATAATTAACGGCATCGAATTCACCCAAGCCGATTTCGTCTGTCTTGCCCGCAAAGCGCAAGAGTATGTCCGCATTACCGGCTTTGAAGAACCGGTTAATGACGTCTTCCATGCGGGTTGCTACAGTTGCCCCTATGGAGGTGGAAACGACAGCTGTGCCAATATTATCGCCATGGAGAAGCTGACGAAACTGACAGGCACGTACTTCTCGCTTTGGGAAGGCAAAGATGGCGGCATGAGTGGCCTGCCTGACGAATATAAAAAACCAAAAGATGAATAACCAAGTTTGCCCTGCTCCTAATACGAGCAGGGTTTTTTGCGCTATTATCTGATCGCGCGCAGTAATTTTTGACCTGCGTTTTTACCATTTCGTGCACTTGTTGATATAGCTGTTTATGTAAAGCCTATCAAGAACAATTCACCCAATACTGGAGGTAAGCAATATGCCTGATCCTAACGCAACTCCGCCGGAGGGCCAGCCCGGAACTCCACCCGAGGGGCAACCGAATAATCAGCCGCTTCCTGCAACACCTGAAGAACTGCAGGCACTGCTTCAAGCCGAAAGCGACAAACGTGTTTCTCAAGCCTTGAACACAGCCAAAGCGAAATGGGAAGCCGAGTTTGGCGAGAAGCTGGAGACCGAGAAAAAAGAAGCCGCACGCCTTGCCAAATTGACGGCAGAGCAGCGCGAAAAAGAACTGTTCGAAAAACAAAAAGCCGAGTTTGACAAGCAACAGCAAGCGTTTCAGCGCGAACAGATGCTAAACAGTACGATGATTGAACTGCAAAAGGAAGCGCTGCCGGTTCAGTTTGCTGAATACCTGCTGGCCGACACAGCCGAGCAAGTGACCGAAAATATTACGGCTTTTAAAAGCAAATGGCAAGAGGCTCTACAAAAGGCAGTAGATGAACGTTTAAAGGGTACGACCCCCAAAGGCGGCGCCAAACAAGAAGCGCCAGCAGGTAGTTTTTTTGACACCATCAACAAGAACAAAATTCGCTAATTTATGGAGGTAATACATTATGGCACAAACATTATCCGCTAATCTCGCCGGTCACATCCCTACCAGTATCGCCAATGAAATCATTGCAGACATCACTCGTGGTTCCGCCGTAATGGGTTTGTCCAAACTCGTACCGATGACTACGACGACTAAAACAGTCCCAGTGTTGGCTGGCGGCGTAGGTGCTTACTGGATCGGAGAGGGGCAAGCATATCAAACGTCTGCTGCCCAATGGATTTATCCCAAACTGGAAGCCAAGAAGCTTGGCATTATCGTACCAGTGTCTAAAGAGGCATTGAACGACAGCACTTTTGACGTGTTTGCCGCTTATCGCGAAATGATCGCTTCTCAGTTTGCTGCCACGCTCGACAAAGCTGCTTTGTTTGGAACCGATTCCCCGTTTGGTGTTGGCGCATCTATTTACGAAAAAGCGATTGCCGCTGAAAACGAATTCACTATCGGCAGCGTTGCCGGGCAAGAAATCGGTGGCGACGTAGCCGATCTGATGGCTTTAATCGAGGCGGACGGTCATGACGTTAACGCGTTTGCGACGACGAAGCGATTCAAAAGCGTTATGCGCAAAATGAAAGACGACGCCGGCAATGCAGTGTTCGCCGACAAGTCCAAGGAAGCGCCGGCCGAATTGTATGGTCAACCGTTGGCGTTTGCTGACGCAGGCTTTGATATCACCAAATCTTCGATGATTGCCGGCGACTTTGAATATTCGCTGGTCGGTGTGCTTCAGGATATCGAATATGAGGTTTCTCGCGAAGCCACTGTTGGCGGCGTCAGTTGCTTTGAAAACGACTTGGTTGCTCTGAAAGCTTCCATGCGCGTCGGCTTCCTGGTCGTCAAAGACAATGCTTTCGCCAACCTGAAACCGGCTACTGTTTAATAAGCCAGGGGCGGTGTAACAGCCGCCCTTTACTTTAAACTAGGAGGTGCAGTACATGCTGATTTTCAACGGTGAGACTGTCCTGGACGTGACGCCGAAAGCCTACGAGGTTATCTATAAAAACCATGGCTACACCGTCCAAACCGAACCCGAACCCGAGGCGCCTGCGAAAAAGCCGGCCAAATCCAAGGCGGGTGAGTAATCATGTTGATTACCGTGAAAGTCCTTCTGGGTATTCCACTGACGGACTACACGAAGGACCAAGTCCTGAATGCGTACTGCGAAATAATGGCTAGTAAAGTCAAAGCTTACTGCAACATTACGACTATCCCTCCGGCACTAGAAGATGTTGTGGCCGAAATGGTAGCAGTCTTATATAAGAAGCAATACGGTAGCGGACAATCTACGCAGCTAATCACCGTATCGGCAGGCGCAACGATTAAGAAGGAAACTGTCGGCGATCATACCATTGAATATGCGACCGATACGTCCAGTTCTTCTTCCAGCACCAGCATCACGCAGGACATCGTAACCAGCCATGTGATGCAACTAAACCCGTACCGGCGCGTTAAATTCGTTTGAGGAGGCGCGATGAATGATTTCAGCTAACATGCTTTCTCAAACCGTTCAGATTTACCGCACGGTTTCGGACAATACCTATTCTTTCGAACAGACAACGGAAGAACTTGTCGGTGAATATGCGTGCTATCTGGCGCAGAAGCGGCAAGCGTCGCAGCTTCAGCTGACGCCGCAGAACATCGTAACCTGTAACATGGAACTGTTACTGAATCTACCCGCTGATATTAAGATGGGTGATCGGGCAGTCGTGGACGGCGAGTCTTATGCCGTCGGCCACGTTCGTAAGCCCCTCAATCGCCACCTGCAAGCGGACCTGTACTTGGAGGCTGAAACCTGATGCTGGAATTAGATGATCTGATACGCAGCCTCAATGCGTCCCAAGCAACAATCGGACGCGAAAAGCAAGCCCTGTTGAACAGGGTAGGAAACCAAATGGCTGACAAAGTAAAAGCAAACACGCCAGTTGATACAGGCCAACTCCGAGACAGTATCCACCACACAGTCAACAGCAATGATTCCGTAACCATTGGTTCTGATGTTAAATACGCACCCTATGTCGACAAGGGCCATGCCAGGGGCGACAGCTTCGTACCCGGCCGGCACATGTTTGACAAGGCGATGCTGCAGGCAGACGCCGTCTTGGATGCGGAAGCACAGCGTTTCATTAACAATATCAACCTGTTAGGGTGATTATATGACTCTCTTTACCATCCTCAAATCGATCTGCGACCATATTAAAACCGTGTTCCCCGCTCAGCCGATTTACATCATGCAAGTGCCACAAGGTTTTAAGCGGCCGTCCTTCTTCGTAAGTCTTGTCGATTCAACTGACCGAGACTTATGCCAGAACGGCATACGGCGGCAAGCCGTATTCGAAGTGGTTCACTTCGCACAGCAAGACGCAAAAGGCGTAACAAATCCGGTCACTCAGTTTGCTGCTTATGAACGGCTGATGCAGATTTTCCAAGTGCAATCGCTGCCGGTTGAAGATCGATATCTAAAGATCACCCGCGTTGACGGCTCAACACGAGATAATGAAGTTTATTTGACAATCTCTTTTGAGTATACGTTCACACCGGACCTGAACCCAGTCGATCTGGAACTAATGCAGCAACTCAGTATGAATTATCAATAGGAGGTATCCTCACATGGCATTTCCTCAGATTAACATTATCTTCAAATCTGTAGCATCTTCGGCCATCAAACGCGGCAACAAAGGCATTGTTTTCGCAATCCTTAAAGATGATGCAGCCGTGGACGGCGTGTACGAGTTGATTTCTTCGGCCGAAATCCCGGTTGGACTCAGCGCATACAACAAAGCGCAGCTTGGTCTCATATTCCAAGGCGGCGAAACCGCGCCGAAGAAAGTCATCGCCTGTGTGCAAGATGACACTTTGACCGACCTCTCCACCTCTTTGGCGACCGCTGAAGCAATGAAGTTTGACTACCTCGTTGTTCCCGGCGCAACCGCACCCGAAGCGACTGCAGCAGCTACAGCTGTTAAAGGGATGCGCGACAATTTGGCTAAGAAAGTAAAAGCCGTATTGCCGAACACTGCATCCGATTCAGAAGCGGTCATCAACTTCGTGACCGACGATATCAAAGTAGGCGCTGATACCTACACCACGGAAGACTTCTGTTCCCGCATTGCCGGCATATTGGCCGGTACGCCGCTGACGGCGTCCGTGACGTTTGCTGTATTGGCGGAAGTAACTGACGTTCCTCGTATGAGTCAGGCCGCTGCCGGCACGCTGATCGACGCTGGTAAGCTGGTGCTGTTCCATGACGGCGAGAAAGTCAAAATCGCCCGGGGCGTCACTTCCTTAACTACTGTAACCGCCGAGAAAGGCGACCAGTTCAAGAAAATCAAAATCGTCGACATCTTGGATTTGATCCATGACGACATCCGGCGCACTGCTGAAGATAATTATATCGGCCGGGTATCCAACAGCTACGCGAATAAATGTCTGTTGGTGAATGCGGTAAACGCTTATTTTACGCAACTCGAAAACGAAGGTTTGTTGGAACGTGGCGGAAACAAAGCCTACATTGATGTTGATGCGCAACGCACTTACCTGAAATCCATTGGTTACGATACGGACGATATGGACGACGCTGAAGTCAAAGCGGCTAACACCCGCGACAAAGTCTTCCTGGCTGCCACGGTGAAACCGATCGATGCGATGGAAGAAATCACATTCAACGTTACGCTGTAATTGATTATCGCGCACGCTCATGCAAAGCATGAGCGGCGCTTCCTTCCAGAATTGAATTTAGGAGGTAACAACCATGGCATATGAAACAAAGAAAGTAATCAACGGCACCTGGGGTTCTGTCTGGGTGGATTCCGAGAAAATAAACGAGTGCTACGGCTTGCAAGCGACAATCGAAATCAAACGCGAAGCTGTTAAAGTTTGCGGCGATTTGTGGGAACACAACAAAATGGTCGGCGCCAAAGGCAAGGGCACAATCAAAATGAACCGCGTCACCAGCCGATTCGTCGAGAAGATTTTCAATATCCTTGAGACCGGTCAGGACGCTGTGTTCGAGATTCAGTCCATGTTGGAAGATCCGGACGCATTAGGACGCGAAACCGTGGTACTGAAGAATGTCACGTTTGACGAGTTGTCGATGCAAAACTGGGAAGCGGAACAACCGGGCACGTACGAAGTGCCGTTCAGCTTTGCCGGCGCGGAATACTTGGATCGGATTGACGCAACCGTTTGATTATACGCCCGGTTTGCGCCGGGCCCCTTCTCCCCCCCCCCATCATTAAATTTACGGAGGTAATTCATCATGGCTAACGCATTAGATCTTTTACTCGGCGGCAAAGTAAACGCTGAACGCCCTACCAAAGAAGTTAAGCTGCCGCGCTTATCCAGCGACGATATGGATTTTGTCCTGACTACTGTCGCAATCACGATGGATGATTTCAAGCATGTTCAAGAAATGAACCGCAAGGGCAAAGAGTTGGACGAAATCGGTATGAATCTGGATATGATTTGTTACGGCATCAAGGAATTCGATGAACGCCGCGCCGAGAATAAGGAACAGATCAAAGAACTCAAAAAGGCTTATGGCGTATCTAACATGCAGAAATTGGTTAACAACTTGCTGCTGCCCGGCGAGATCGCGATGTTGGCCACTGAAATTATCGGTGTGTCCGGCTTCGGCGAGGACATGATTGAAACCGTAAAAAAGGCATAGGCACCGACCCCGACACGACGATTGCTTATCACTTATATAAGGAACATCATGTGTTGCCGTCGGTGTACCAAGCAATGCCGGAGGGTGAGAAGGTAGTCATTCGGGCCTTCTTCGAACAAGAAATGCTTGAACGAAAAGAAAAAGGTGAAGCCATGGCTGAATTAGCCAAAAAAGGCTTCTTCTGCCCATCGATGTTGGGCTGACAACGATTATGAGGGCGCACATGCGCCCTTTATTTGTATAACGACCACGCATAGCGAGGTGATTTGCATAAATGGCTAATGAATATGGTACGAAACTCACACTCAAAGACAACTTTTCCGCCGTAATACAGAAGGCAATCAGCGCTACAGAGGCGCTGCGCAGCAAACTGCAATCGACAGAGAAAGAATTGGATAAACTCGGCAACAAAAAGGTCAAGATCGGCGCACAATTGGATTCGTCGGTTCACTCCTCGTTGAACAAGTTGGGCGACAAGATCCCGAAAGATAAAGTCATCAAAATCAAAGCCAAGGATGAAGTAACCCGCAATGTAACCAACATGCAGCGCGACATTTACAAAATGGGCCGCGAAATCAGCATGGGCATGCGTGATCCATTCAAAGGGCTTAACAGCTCTGCTTTGAACGCAGCCAGAAACTTGGCTATGGTCCGCGCAGCTAGTAGCGCCTTAATGACTGGCGCGGCTATGAGACAGATGGCAGCCAGTTCTTTACTGCCGGCACTCGTAGGCGGTGCTACCGCAGGCAGAGTAGCAGGCGGACTATCGGCTGGCAGAACAACCATAACTCCATTCGTAGCCGGTAGAGTGTTTGCTGAGCGACGTCGTTCTATCAACGTCAACCGCACAGGCGACCCAGATTACTATGAATCACAAGAACGCAATCACAGGCTTGGCGCTGGCGATGCCCCTGCTAGGTTTAACAGAGGCTCACGCTCCATGACGTACTTCGACGCTGACCGTGCTGACATGATTAGTAGGCAACAGCAAGTCATGAAGTCACGGTATGGTATGGCTTACATGCCCCGTTATTCAGTACGGGATGAACATATCGGTGGCAGTGATTTCCTTACTACTCTTAACAAGAAGTTAGGCCGCGCCGGATTTGCGTATCAATCGGCAAAGGAAACGATCGGCGATAAAATTGGCTCAGTCAAGATGAAAGTCGATGTACTCACTAATCAAGCAATGTCTAAACTCAGCGCCTTTAAGCAGCGCATTGGCAATTCCAAAATCGGCGAAATCGCAATGAGAATGAAGTTTGCCGGGGAACGTGGCTTATACGGTGCTAAAGGTATGTTTGGTGGCCTTGCAAGTAAGGCAGTTACTATAGCGACAAAGTTCAAGGACTTGGGTGCAATGACTGGTATCGGTAGAGTGTTAGCAGCTGGCAAGACGCTTGCCAAACCGGTCGCATTTACCGTTAAAGCTATTACGTCAGCGGCACACGCAGCTATAAACGGCCTCAAGACGGCCATTAAAGGTTTGGCAATGGCAGCCGGTGCTATCGTAATCGGCGGAGCAGCCACGGGAATCAAGGGTGCTGCAGAGATGGAACAAAATATTATATCCATCGAACATTTCGTTAAGTATGCCAATACGAAGAAAGTATCTGAAGGCAAAGGCACCGCAATGTCTGATGCCGAGATAAAAAAAGCTAGTGCCGACTACATGGGTGGCATGCGCAAATATGCGGATGAGACCTCTTTTTCGACCGGTGACGTTATGAACGCTGGTCGGCGGGCTGTTAATGTTATGAATGGTGATCTAAGTAAAGCTGATGAACTTGTTAAAATCGCTGGAGACATGGCAGCGCTTAATCCAGGCAAAACCATTATGGATGCCATGGAAGCTCTGGCCGATATGAAAACTGGCGAGATGGAACGGATGAAAGAATTCGGCCTGAAAATCAGTGCCGAACAATTCAAGGGGCTAGTCGGCAAAGGGAAAAATGATGATCTTTCCGATGACGAGACAGCGAAAGCGTATCAAATGGTAATGAACCAAAAGCTAAAGACTATGTTCGGTGGCGGCGCAAAGAAAATGGGTGAAACTGCTTCAGGCAAGTGGTCCACTTTGATCGGCTCAGCTGGATCGGCTTTGACTGATGTCGGAACAATGTTTCTGCCTGGTATCAAAATAGGTTTAGACTCAGTGATTAGCATGATTAGCGGTGCGGCCCCGCGCATGATTGCCGCATTTAAACCTCTCGCTGATGGCTTCAATGCTTTTATGTCAGGTGGAGGCAGTGGCGGCAATAAGTTCTCAGCAATGTTCCAGCAAATCTCTGCAGCTATCCAGCCAGCAACAACAGCTTTTAACAAGCTATTGGCTAACGGCGACCTTATGAAAATATTCGCTGGTGTAGTGGCCGCAGGCGGTTCTGCTATTAAACTTGTTATGGAAATGCTTGGGCCAGTATTCAGCGTAGCAGGAGTAATCATTGCCGACGTTATGACATTCATGGGCGGACATATTGTCGATGTTCAAAATATCTTTAAAGATTTAAGCATGATTTGGGCAAGCAGCTGGCCGGTGTTGAGTGATATATGTATCGGTGCTTGGGGAGTCATTAAACCAGCATTAGAAGCCTTGTGGAATATTGCTATGGTTATCGTCGATGTGTTCACTCTTGCTTGGCCGTTGATAGCAGGGGCCGTGCGAGTTTTATGGGCGGTAATCAGTCCAATCTTTAGTGCGCTGGGGGCACTCCTGGAAGGCATTGCATGGGCAGCCGGAAAAGCGCATCAAGCATTGCAGTGGGTTATCGACAAGAAAGCGCAACTTGGTGGATCAGTTGATATTAACGTGAACAATAGTGCCAGTAATGATGGATCCTCTGAACGTGCTGTCGGCATGGAGTATATTCCGTACAACGGCTTCAACGTCACAGCGCACCGCGGCGAAGCAATCCTGACCCGCACGGAAGCTGACAATTGGCGCGCAGGAAAATCCGGCAGCGCAGGCGGCGTCATAATCAACATCCATGATCCGGTTGTCCGCGAAGAGTCCGATCTGGATCGCCTCGGCACAATGCTTGCCAACAAAATCAGCGAAGTACGCAGCAATATGGGCGCTGTGCCCGCATTCGCTTAGGAGGTATGGCTATGGACTTTGTTCTCAGCCAGGGGGGCAGCCAACTCAGGCTGCCCGTTAACCCGGCAGAATTCTCGATACAATCAGGCAACCAAAACCAAACGGTCAGCGTAGTGCGGCGCGGCGAAATCAACCTATGGGGGCCAGAACAACTGGAAACAGTCACGCTTGCCGCATTCTTTCCGAAGTATTGGTTTCCGGGTTGCAACTACAGCAGCTTCCCTGATCCATGGGAGTGCGTCAGGATGATTGATGACTGGCGCAACTCCGGTCAACCGCTGCGGCTTATTATCACGGACTCCCAGACAAACGTCAACATCAATATGGAAGTTTTGGTCGAGTCATTTGAACGCGGCGTCAAAGGCGGCAGCATAGGCGATGTGTATTACAGCATGACCTTGAAACGCTACAAACGAATCAATATTCCCGATACGGCAAGCATTTATCAACCTGCAATCACACGCCCGACGCCGCCAGGATCGCAGCAGCAATCCGCTTCGGATTCAACCAGCAAGACCAACACGCAAGGGTCCAACTCGGCATCAGCAACGCCAGGCGACACGTATACCGTGCAAGAGGGCGACACCCTTTGGGATATCGCCAAGACCCATTACGGCTTAGGATCGGACTGGACGAAAATTTACGAAGCCAATAAAGATGAATTGCCTGACGCCAGCAGTATTCAAGTGGGACAGGTTTTAACCATTCCGTCATAAGGAGGCGGCCAATATGGAACTACAGCAAGAACATAATTTTCAGGTCTATTTGCAAAAGCGAAGCGGCGGCCGAACTGTCGAGATTACCGAAACGCTTGCAGGGATCACTTGGTCCGGTGATTATCAGCAGGTATCCCGCAAACTAGATATCGATGTCCTGTACGCTGTTAATGATAAGAATCAGCCAGTTATCGTGCCGGACGTAGGAGACAAAGTCACGATGCACTATAACGGTACGCTGCAATTCGCCGGCATTGTCTGGACGCGTGATTTGTCCTCTAAGGGCCAATTCATCAAGATCAGCTGCTACGATTCCTTGATTTACATCAACAAAAGCAATGTATCCTACAACTTCAAGGACATGACGGCTGAGGCGATCACTCAGCAAGTAGCGACCGATTTAGGGGTCACAGTGGGATCACTGGCATCGACCGGCGTAACCATGAATTTGCCGGCTATCGGCAAGTCGGCTTACGACACCATCATGGCCGCTTACACGAAGGCAGCGGAATCGACGGGACTAAAATATTTGCCGATTGTCAAAGAAAACGCCCTGTGTGTGATCGAAAAAGGCACCACGCAAGTCGCCATGAAACTGGATTATGAGTACAACATCGAAGGAACGCAATTTACTGAATCCCTCGATGGCATGGTGAATCGGGTCATTATCTATGATGACGAAGGCAATATTGTAAATACGATCGACAACAGCGGCTGGATTACGGCATACGGTATCATTCAGGATGCAATTCAAAATGAAAAAGATAAGGATATGACAGTTAAGGCGAACAAAGCGCTGAAGCCGATTGAACAAAAAGCGAACGTCGATGCGCTCGGCTGCATTGAGGCGATTACCGGCTCCGCCATCGTGATCACGGACAAGCATACCGGTCTGGATGGGCTGTTTTATATAGACGGCGACAGTCATACTTTCGTAAACAACGTGTATGAAATGAAGCTGACGCTTGCTTTTAAAAACATCATGGATGAAAAAACCACGGAAGAACAAAACAAGGACTCCGGCGCTTCTGACGGCTCTGATGATTCGGGCGGTGACGAAGAAAAAAAAGACAGCGACTTCTTGGATAAATGGACTGTCGATAAAGACGGCAATGCGGTTTATAACCCTGATGGTACGCTGGCCATAATCGATCCAAAGGCAGGAGTTACAACGTCGACTTCTTCTTCGGACAAATCAACTTTCTTAGACAATTGGAGTGTGGATGCAAATGGCAACGTCACAAAATAAAATCAACTTGAATTGGGCATCGGATCTGATTAGCATGATGCAATCGACCGGCAGCGACTTCAATTCTCCTGACATCATGCTGGGCGAAGTGGTTACGCCTCCTCCGGCCCTCACGATAAAAGTAGCCAATATCGTATTGTATCCCGAACAGCTTTTGGTGGCCGACTACCTGCTTCCCGGCTACAAGCGGGCCTACTTCCAAGAAGGAGTATTACATTTAAAAGCTACGGCTGATGCGGAGCTTGCGGGCGCAACGAAACCGACGGTGACGCCAGCAGCAGCCGTTGATGCAGCAATTGTCGGCGACCACGGAAGCCATGGACACGGTAGCCATACGCATCCTGAACACGCCCATGCGTTGAACGATATTGATGTGACTACGACAAAAGAAAATTTCTTTGCGCACGGTGACGGCGCTGATCCGGTTGTAACCGACGCACGGTTCAACGGCACGGACGCGGCGGAGAAATACTTTTACTTCACCGACACACTGAAACCGAAGGATTTGGTTTTGGTGCAGCAGATGCCGGGAACGCACTACTTCGTGGTCAAGAATAGGCTGGTGCGCATGGAAGATGTGCAGGCAAACTAAAAAAGTCCAGAAGCTGGACTTTTTCAAAAGAGATACCTACTGAACATATAACTGTTATAGGTGGTGACGAAAATGCCTTTTGTCTTTATTGATGGGTCTAGCAATACCCAAACCACGACCGCTTCATGGGAACCGTTTAAAGAGTACGAATGGGACATCGAAACCCATGAATTCGTGATCCGTGATGGCAAGATTAATCTCTTGGAAGGTAAGCCTGCTATTAAAATATGGATCTATAAAACACTGCTGAGCCAGCGCGGCCGCTATAAGGCTTACACCTGGAATTACGGCAATGACCTGGATTCATTAGTTGGCTGCGGCATGACGCGGGATGTGATTATATCCGAGGCCAAACGGATCATCGAAGAGGCTCTGTACACGAATAAGCACATTTTGAACCTGCAGAACTTCACGGCCACGATGGAAGATAACCGGCTGACCATCAACTTTGTTGCAGTGACTGACTCGGGAGAAATTGAGGTGGCTGTTTAATGTATGAAAACAAAACTGAGTATATCATTCTGAATAACATGCTGGCCGAAGTAACAGCGCCGGTATCCAAAGAAGAAGGTTCGCTGATCTATGACGCCCTCTCCCCGGTTGCCAATGAATTAGCCAAGCACTACATTGAATTGGACTCCTTCGTTCGCCGGGCTTTCATCCAAACCAGCAACAGCGGCTTTTTAGATTTACGGGCTGCGGAATATGGTTTGGAGCGCAAACAAGCAACCAAGGCGACGGCTACGCTTAATTTTACCGGTACAATCGGCACGGTGATTCCACAAGGCTTCTTGGTGCAGACCGTCGATGGCAAGCAATTTAGAACAATTGATCCGGTTACGATGGCAGCAGGAACGGCTACTGTATCGGCCCAAGCTGTCGATGTTGACACGCCGTATAATGTTGCGGCCAACACGATTACGCAGATTCCGATCGGCCTGGCCGGGATAAGCACTGTAACGAATCCCAGTACAGCCTCCGGTGGCACAGCGATCGAAACGGATGAAGACTTCAGGACACGCATTTTAACCACTGTGCGCAATCCTGGTTCGTCTGGCAATGTGAATCATTATATTCAATGGGCGATGGAGATTGACGGTGTAGGGGCTGTTAAAGTATTGCCGCTATGGAACGGCAACGGCACCGTAAAAGTGGCCGTACTTGACTCGAACCGTTTGCCGGCCTCCAGTGACATTGTCGACGATGTGCGGATCCATATCGAAGCGGAGCGGCCGGTTGGCGCTACTGTTACGGTAGTAGCCGGTGCACTCTATGATGTGAATGTGGCCTGCGACGTGACGCTTGACGGCACGAAAACATTAACCGAAGTAACGGACGCGATTCGGGCAACGATTGAAGACTACTTTAAAGACATTGCTTATCAGCAGACCGTGGTCTCTTACCCGAAAATATCGGCTTTAATTTTGACTGTGGACGGTGTAGCGGATCATACCGGCCTGACACTGAACAGCACTGCCGAAAACGTTACCCTTCCGTCGACCAGCGTTGCCAGACTCAACACGTTCACTATTACCTGATCTTACAACAATGGCTGCCCCTGAACAAATGGGGCGGCCAAAGGAGGTATTCCCTTGGCCATAGACGCAACGAATTTGCAAAAGCAACTGCCGGAGTTCGTCGGCAACGGCGCTATCCTGTCCGAAGTATTCGCCATGGATGCGGAGACTTTGAACCAAGCCGCGGCTGATCGCCTGGATACCTTCAATCAAATGTTCGTGGAAACAGGAACATGGGGATTGAAGTTCTGGGAAGTATTCCTCGGCATTAAAGTGGATGAAACCCAAACGGACGAAGTGCGCCGCCGCATCATTGAAGCCAAAATTATCGCCAATTCGCAAGTATTTACGCTGAAACGGTTAGTCGAAGTTTTAAACGCCTACGGCTACGGCGTGGCCAATGTTATTGAAGATGTCGCAAACTACCAGATCGAAGTCCAGGTGCCGAATGTCATTAACAGCGTACTCGAAGTCATGGATTTAGCCAGGTACTTGCGCATTGTGTTTCCGGCCCATTTGGCTTTTAAATTAAGCGCCATCAACCGATCGATGAACGCCATAACCACGATTGATGACATTGGCCCAGTGCTGACTGTCAGATATGATTCCGATGTGTACATACTGGGGATTCGCGATAATCAACTGTATACGATTACGAAATACCAAGTATTTGAGAATGAGTTTACCAAAGATACTGTAGTCAATATTGCCAGCGCTTATCCTGGCTACGACTTTGACCCATATAATGCCGCTGCCCATTACAGCGGCAAGGTGTATATTCCCTGCACCAGCAAAATTCCATCTTCCAAGCTGCTGGAAACAATGGCGCGGAACTTTACCATTAGTGGAGCCGACATTATCCATGACAGCATGATTGGCGGCAAGGTGTTTGCCTCCTGTAACGACGCAGGGGCGACGGTGCGGACCAGTAAGCGCCTTGTTCTGACCGACAAGTTTACCGGCGTGAATCGTTACAGCAGCATCACGATGCGGGCATCATCCCAGTTTTTGTTCGAACAGCCGTCTACCCCCTGGAATGGCGATGTGAATACCGGGCCAACCAATGGTTATGAATTAGAGACCTTTGCGGCGAATCCGACCCTGGTCACTTTGACCTACCGCTACTATGACAAAGACGGAAATGCACTAACCGCCGCTACGACGCCGACCTTTCAATCCGTGGCCGGTGGCAATGCCTGGGACGAAAAGTTCGTGTTAAGTAACTTTCCGTCAAATGCCCATTCGGTCGAGTTCGCCGTGACTGTTCAGAAGCCGGCCCGAACCAATGTCACGTACAACAGCACCACATATAGGCACGTATTAAGCTGGGTTGATATCTGGCTGGATACCGATGTGGAAAACAAAATTGTCTTGGAAAGTAAATCGTACTACCCATCTTACATTGCTGAGATAAGCATGAGTACGGGCGTAGCCATATTTCATAACTTGCATACCCTTCTCGGCATTCCGCTAACCAGCCGCTATTATATGTTGTCTGAGAATTTCACCGATCTGGAAGTAAAGCTGCACGTCGATGAAGCCAACAATTTCCTGTATGCAATTTGCGGCTATGGTTTGGGAATGGAAGCCACCGGCGTTTATGGAGAAGCTGCCAATAATCTGTGTGTTGCCAAGATTGATAAGGCAACGATGACAGTTGCTGGCAAAAACACTATCACCAGCGGTTCCTTGTACAACCCGAACGAAGATATCATGGTCGATGCAGGATCATACCCGGCGTATGCCGATGGTGCTATTAATGATTATGCGGCCGGCAATGAGAACCGTGTAGCCAATGTTTATCGGCGCACATCTTATATTGACGAAGACTATGGCCGCAACTTCTACCTGATCTCAGGCATCAGCGGCGACTACCTTGTGTCATACGCCCGAAAAGTAAAGCATTATACTTATTCCTACTATTGGGCGATGCCTTCTGATCCGGCCAACTTGCCGAAACGCTATCTCGGTTCGTGCGTCCGTTTGCCAAGTGATTACACCAAGACAACCAAATATCCGGCTATTAAAATTATGGATTTAAACAACCTGCAGGTACGGGAAATCACAAATGAAGATTTGCTGGAACTCGGCCGCACCAGCGTTTGCACAAGGGACATGACTCGCGCTCCATTCGGGTCTGAGTGTACAAAGATCAGCGAAAGCAAGGCGTACGGCCTGCCGCTGCAATTCATCGCCTGCCGACCGGCAGTGGTAAACAAGCCGTCCCTAAATGGATCTGGCGACGACAGCGACTACGGACTCCCATTGGCGCCTTTTTCTCAAACCGGGCTGTTCGAAACGCAGCGAAACGGCAGTAAATTCGCGATGGCTGCCGTGGACAAAGAAACGCTAGCCGTTAACGCAAGCTTCTCGTACGTGTACAACAACTTTCAGACCGTCAATTTCGATCCGGCAAAAGACAAGGTGCCGGTCTACCCGACGAATATCATGCCAGACCTGGCGATGTGGCTGGAAACGTCTTTCAATATGAGTCTGGAAGGCAACCCGGCAATCACATCAGCCACCGTTCCCGAAACGCCCGTTTTATATACACAGTACCCAGCAGGCTATGTTGGATCGCTGTTTTATCCATATAAGAAGTCCGGCATGGTTTATAGCGAACCATGGGACGGCAGTATCATCACTTCGGTTGCCCTGTATGAAACGAATGGTGGTGCGCAGATAAAACGCTATATTGATTACTCGGGTTACTTCATGAATCACGCCAGCCGTGATGAATACGGCCTCGGAAACGCAGTGTACGCCACGTACGACAACACGGTGCTGACCACGGCATACAATGGGCACACTGTCGCCAACGCCGATACGCATATGGGCAAGAAACTCGCCCGCTTTGTGAAGACCCCGTATAACAGTTATATGCTATTCAACTATGTCTAAGGAGGAATTGCCTTATGGTATTTTTAACGCACGGTGAAGTGGTGGACGGCAAAGCCAAAGTGCTGGCCGTCATCTACAAGACGGATGAGTTGTCCGAGGAAATGAAAGCGGCCGGGGTATTTGTGGAATCCATTCCTGACCCGGCCGTTAACCAAGGTATCCCGATGCTGATGGTGAATCTGGCCACAATGGAACTGTGGTATGAGTACGCACCGATCCCTGAAGCACCGGTTTATCCCACGACAAAAGAAGGCCAGATGCAAAAAGAAATTGACGACCTGAAGCTGTTAATCGCTGAATTGGTTGCCGGAGGTGCTGTCTGATGACTGAACTCAAATTAAAACTACTGACGGATGCCGTGCGCATCCACATGAAGCGCGACAAACTGACTTTGGAAGAAGCGCTGGCTAAATACCCTGCTTTGATCGAAACAGAAAAGGCAGCCATTGCGGCCGCCATCAACGGAGGTAACTAACGATGGCTAGAGAGAGACTTTTTCAGATCAAGAAATGGATCACAGTGTTCTTTGCTTGTGTGATTATGATTCAGGCTGGCTTTGTCTGCTATGCGTCTGCCGTGCCAGTCAGCAGCGACATGGCGCTTCAGCTGAGCCGAATAGAACGACTGGGACAAATGCTTGTCGCGGGTCTTACTTTGAATTTGGTGGTTGCCCTAGTGGCTGCATACGGATTCAATGTCAGCATCGTCAATAGTTACCGATGTAAATAATCTTTATCAGGTGGTGAAGGTATGGGCATCTTCTTCGATACGTTTGTATTACAACTCATACTGGTAGCCTTCAGCGGATCGCTTTTGGGAGAGGCGGTCCGCGAGGTAAATAACAATACCCCCATTTCCTTCAGCCATTTCATTGTCGAATTTATGGCCGGGGGCTTCATGGCTTTGATGATCGCGATTGTATTGAAGGTGATGGTCATAAAAGACGAACCGGTTCTTATTTTACCGTTCACGGGTTTCTTAGCTTTTGCCGGCCGTAAGAAATCGGCTGCGTTGGTTGAACGAATGTTAATGACGATGCTGTCTAAGGGAGGGGCTATTAATGATGACAAGCCAATTCTTACAGACGATAAAGCAGAGGGTACTAACTCTGAATAAGAAACAACAGCTGATATTGGGGACAATAATTTTGTTGATTATTATGCTTGCGGTGTTTTTTACGAGTCGTAACCAAAATAACACGGTGGTTATGCAACCGGTGGACGTAGCAAACCCGGTGCAGGTGGCCGCTCAGCTTGATATATCAACAGCGAAAGCAAAAGATATCGTCAAAGCGATTGAGAAGGCCGCAGAGAATCCGCCAACCACAAGTTGGACCGTAGAGGCGACAGATACGAAAGCGGCCGCTGAAACCGTCGTGAAGCAAATCGAAACAAATAAGGCGCCACCGATGCCGTCTGCTGATAAGACGGTGGTGACGCCAAGGGAAACTAAAGTGGATGTTTACCGGATCGATATGGATGCCGATTGGGAAGTCAGCATAGGTTATGGCAACCATGATGGGCATAGCTACGTGCCGGTTGAGATTCAGCGAAACTACAACAAGCATAAGGCAGTCGCGGCCGAGGTGCATATGGATATGGGCCTGAAGAAAGTCCAAGGCTATGAAGTGAAGCATGTTTGGCGATTCTAGCAGGATGCTGCAAATGGTATCCTCGCCTATGCAATACTCATTATGTCCCGCAATATAACAAATTTAACACTCTATTCAACTTACTGTTGTACATTATTCCGTCTTTTAGAGAAAGCTACAATTACTCCCACCACCCACGCTAAAACTCCTACAAATAGAGCGCCTACGCCAATCATTATCGTAGCTTGAGAGTATTCTGTTCCAACAGAAAATGCGCAAATAACCCAATAACCGACCGTTGGCCACAAAACATTAAAATTTATTGGCCGTCCTACTTTTTTAAAGGCTGATTTAATCAAGACCAGCGCAAAACAAAATACGAGTGCCGGTGCAACTGACCGAAGAAATGAAGACATACCATTTACCTCCTTAAATATTGTCCCATTTAAGTATATACTTGGTTATATTGGATTGTCCTGCTAAAATAACGATGATGGAAAATTTTTAACAACTACTAAAGATCCATATTTTCTTCTAATGTAGGTCATAGGAAGTGATGGCCGCCCGGCTAAAGGGCGGCTTTGTTGTTCCTCAAAATGTGGCATTTTGGGGAATTGCTTAGATACCGATGGCGGCGGAGCTTGATTGTTTCGTTGACATGAACAATTGTTTGGGTGTAAAATTTACCCAGAAAGCCGCGTTTTGGGGCATCTTGAGTATATGAGGAGGAGACAAGATGGCTAAGGTGGAGAAGGTGGAGAAGATGGGGAAGGCCGAAATTGTTTGGGCAGGGTTACAACTGGTACCTTGGGACAAAGTTATTGATAAGGCGCCCGATATATTACGTGAGGCCCGATGTATGCTTCCAAGCTTTAAGTGGAAAAATAAATCAAATGCTCCACAGAAGTTAACAGTAGAAATCTTATCCGAAAATATAGTTCAACTTGAAAACGCCTTGGAAGAACAGGCAACGCTGATTGAATCGATGACGGAACAAAGCATAGGAATGATAGATAAGATCAAGGAATTGGAAGAAGCCAACCAGAAACTATTGGTTGAACAAGGTGCGGTGAAAAACAAGTTAAATGTTGCATTGGGGCTATCGCTGATCTCCATAGTAATAGCGGCTGTAGCAATATTACGATAGTGATGTTTTCAAAAAGCATTGGGGGTGGCTACTGTGCTTCCAGCACGAGTGAGTCAAAAGCCAATTATCCAATCAAATAAAAAGGCGTTGGTACTATCAGCAGCTACCACAGGAGACCTTCCCAAGTATTATAATGCAAGGGAAATGAAGATGATCCTGTGCGATGGGCTGCGTGACAAGCAATACAACGCCTTTTTTTTATGCCTGTTCCTTTGGCGGACCGGTTGCCGCATTTCGGAAGCTTTGAATGTGACCGTCGCCGATCTTGATCTAACTAACAAAGTTGTGCGGGTTCACACATTGAAGCGTAAAGGCCATGTTCGCTTCATTCCGCTCCAAACGGAGTTTATCGGGGAGATTGCGATTTGGATTAACCAGCAGCGTTTGGGACGCGCTGACAAACTGTTCGACATCGATCGTAAGACTGGATACAACTGGGTAGCCTATGCCTGTAAAAACGCTTTTACCGGCGACGAAAGAAATCATCCGCATACCTTCCGCCATAGCTTTGCTGTTAACTGTCTGACGCAAGGTGTACCGATCACAACAGTGCAGAATTGGCTCGGACATGCTGACCTGGGGAAGACACTGATCTATACTCAGTTGGTAGCTGCGGATACTAGAGTATTTATGGATGGAATAAAATTTTAG